CTTTAAAGTGGAACATGTGTCGATGAGGATGTCCTAAAAAAGAAACATCATACTCGTCACCTGTTGCCAATTTAGCATCCGTAAGTGCAGCCGGATACCTATGAACACCTTCTTTACGGAAGGTAACCCAAATCATGTCTTGTGACATGTTACTCCTTAGTCAATGTAGTTGTTAGCTTTTAAATATACCCACATCTTCCAGTCAATAGCTTCAAGATGCTTCAATACTGCGTCCAACTTTTCGTTGAGTTCTTCAACTGTTACAGTTTGGGCAGCTTCTACTTTGCCTGGAACCGGTTTCTTAATTGGCTTATTAAAATTGCCAACTTTAACTTCTTCTTCGCTCATTGTGTTTCCTTAGTTTACGGGATTATCGCCTACATAGGCATGCCAAGGTGTAAATGTCTTTCTATCCATAAGGTCATGTAAAGAATGACACCATACTCCAGGGTTTGTTGCATTAAAACCTTTGTCGTCGATTTTAATTGTTGTATTGTAGTTAAGCAATCTTGTATAAGGCAGTTTGACCGAAATCATTGGGATAACACGGTGGTCTTCAGAAGCACGGCTTTCTAAGAAGCCTTCAACCTGTGCCACAGTAAAGTCCACAGTCACATAGCTAATTGAATCAGAATCCAATAGCCCTTCAATCATGTTGTCCCACTGTCTCCAAGCATCATGATTGTCATTTTCTACACCATGCAAGCTCATGTTGGCACCAATATAAATGTGGTGAATATGCTTACTGCTATCTAACAAAGCGTTTTGATCTCCAACAATGCGAAGGACTTTTTCAACTGGTTGAATGCCAACTACAAACAAGGTCAGCATGCCCTTGGCAGGCGAGTTTTCAACTTCTACGCCTGTAAAGAAATCTGGAGCAACACGTTCAATTGTCATCGTCTAGTTCCTGTTCAAGTGCTGTTAAATTTTCATCATCCAATCCAGCCATATCATCATCATCTGGCACTTCCTCGGCTGTTTCAAAGATGTCGTTGCTTTTGGCCTTACGAGCTGCTTCAACACCACCAAAGCTGATTGAGTTTAAGAACGTTGTGTTATCAGAAATCATTTGACGACGGTCTGCCATGGTAGTAGCAGGATCAAATAACACTTCAACAAAGTTATTAAAATACAAGATGTCATTGGGAATGAATTCACTTAGGTTAGGAGCTTTCTTTCCATATCCTGTTGCATCTCGATAATCTACATTGGGATTACGTGCATACTCGATATCAGCTAGACGCAAAGTTTCTTGCACAGCTTGAATATGATTGTACACGTTATGAGCCATAATAAACAAGTAAGAAATAGTGTCCCAACTTGTTTTACCAATCTTGCCGTTCTTGTTTGGATCGTTGGGACCAAGATAGCAAATATCGCCTGCTGTCAGACGTTCCATAATAGGACCTTGATGGATCATCTCTAACTTAGAACCCTTCATATCCTTGTTGTCAACACTCTTACTCATAGAGTAAGTCAGCTTGTTAGGAGTAAAGTAGTTGTAATTATAACTTAATGCATATCCACCTGCCGCAACAAACGGACTGGCTGCATCAAAGCTAATGTTGATATTTGGATTGTAATGTTTTTGCAATTGACGTTTAATAGATGTCAAGTAACAAGCCCACTTTAATCGACCAATGCCTAAGAAGTGAATCCAATCTTTGTCAGCGATTAAATCATCTTCGATCAAGTCCAGCAAGCGATTCAACACACTAGGCATGTGCTTCATGTTGATACCAGCAAAGGCCCAACCTTCCAGTGTACGATCTTCAGTAAATCCCATTTCTTTTACAGAACTTGGAATACTAAAGTGTTTGATAGTGTCGTACCATTGTTTAGAGTTGTCTGGTGTACTGCCTGAAATAACATTCAAGAACTTGGTGGCGCCGGGCACACGATGCTTCATAAAGTAATGAAGATTGTGTACTGAAATATCCAGCGTATCTTCAAACTTGGTCAAACCAGTCTTGGCACTTAGCGGAGGTACTGCGGCAAACGCAGGAACGTCCAGTGTCATTGACCAATCTGAAGTATGCTCAAGATATCGTAAAATTTCCTCACGGAACTTATCGCCCTCAGCACCTTTGATGTTTTTCCAATCCATTTTGATAACACCAGTTGCCAATTGGAAACCAGAGCTGTCGCCAACAATAATAGTCTTGTTGCGGTCACGCTTATGAATCATTGGCTCTTTATCATCACAGCGAGTCAAGTTGCGATCAGCATGTCCTGCCGAATACAATGCCACACCATAATGATAGTAACTGTTTTCTGGATCTAAAAAGTTAACACCTTCGATACCTTTTTCAAACTTTGCAGGTACACGACCAGGCGGTAAGAAGTTGGGATCGCTTGCAATCTTACCCAGCGTCTTAGTGTAGAATCCACTAATGGCCGGCAAATAGAAGGCGTAATTGCCTTCCATTGCTTTTTTAGTTAAGTCAATGCTCATTGCTGTGCAATTACTAGATATTCGTATGCAATAACGCCACTATCAAATTCGATCTTGGCAACTTTTTCTGAGATACTGATAATTGGAGTACCTTGACTTGCTGTTTTAAGGGCAAGCAATAAACTTTGGATTGGCAATGTTACTGGACGCTTTAGAGTCTGTGTAGTGTCTGCAAATACAAACTTACCTGAGTGGCCGCCACCTGCTGAACCACCAAATGTAAACACCAACTTGCCGTTGTCTGTGGTAGCTACCAAGTTAGGGTCAATAGACGCATACAAGCCTGCACGTTGTGCTAATTCACTAATCTTGTTTGCAGCTGGCTTGACAACCACATCCCATGAAGTGCCCTTGAAACTGCGTGTTTTGGTCTTCATCAAGTTGGTTGGGGTCAAACGATACTCATCTTTGTTACCATCTACGCCACTGAATGTCAAGCGATCAATTTCACTTTTGGCATTGGTACCTGTTGCCACTTGGCTATCTTCACTGCGATACAGTCCGCTTAGACCTACTAAGAAGCCCAAGTTAAGCATACCAAACGCATCTGGTAACTCGTCAACTTTGTTTTTACTACTAGCAAGAACAGTGATAGTAGAGTCCTCAGGATACGCTGTGAACTTGGTAGTATCAGTGTCCTGTTCAACTAGGATCTCATCAAAGGTTCCTAGGCTTGCGATGTTTTTTGCTACATCAAGCACAATATCTTTTAGCATTGTTATGGTTCTCCAGTTATGTTACAATTATAGTTTAAAAAGTTTTTAAAGTCAAGGCATTTAGGAAAACAAGTCATCCACAAATCCTCTATCCTTACTTAGATTTAGGTCCCAGTTAAGTACACCCAAAAGGTTCTCAATCTTGGAGTCAATGATCTTTTCTTCCATTGCTCCATGATCAAACGGTAAATCCTTGAACCAGTCTGGCAGGTTCATCTCATCAATTGGATAAGCAATTGAATTGATTTGCAAAGGATTGTTCTTTAGCTTACACACAATGGCTTTTTGCCCATCAGTGATGTCCATACTGCGTCTATCGCTATAAGATTCTTTGATTCGATTCCAGTTGATAGCTGCCATGGCATGTCCTACTCCACACTTGCCTGTTTTCTTATAAACATCAGTATGCTTAGTTAGATTGTTTACACGCTTGGGTGTACCCTTTTCCCAACCCGGGCGGCTCTTAAATTCTTCTCGGAACTGCTTGACACGAGTCATAACAGTTTCCATGGTGGCACCTTCCAGTGTCATGGTAAGTGCTTCTTCCAAGAATCGTTGCATGAACTCTGGAGTATCTGCTCGCTTCATATCCAGACCCATGGCTTTCAGTTCTCCTTTGGATCCTTCCCGATCTTTACGTTTGCCTTCTTTATCAACAATAAGAACAGCATAACGCTTCTTGGTCATAAAGATGCCCTTTGAAGCAACCAGTTCTCGCCCAGCTTTGATAATCTCACCTTGATTCGCCGGGGCATTGAAAGCACGATTCATAAACGCCGGGAACGTTCCGTTTACCTGTTCCGAAATGGCATCATACAGTTCAATGATTTTGTCAGTGCTCCAGTCAATTTCACCTGATGCAATTTGTTCTTTGAATACTGGTACTGCAGAGAAGTAAACAGAGTCAGTATCGCCATAGATAATAGCTTTGCCCATGTGTTCATAATTGCCAGTTAAACAATCGTTAACCTGACTGGCCATATGCTTGGCAACAAGACGTCCGCATAAGGTAGTACTTTGTCCTAGTCGTTGGTCAAAGAATCTTGAACCTGCATTCAACAACGCACCATATGCTGAGTTCAAGTTAATCTTCTTGACCAATTGACGCTTGTCCCAGAAGTCAAACATGTCTGTACCGTATGCTTCTTTGGCTTTGGCCTGTAATTCTTTACGTTCAGCGTACCAACGTTCCAACAGGCCGGGAATGACACCCTTTGTGTCATACTTGAAGATTGTGCCATTGCCCGAGATCATCAATGGCTGACCACCGTGGAACACATAGTCGTATACTTGCGCCGAACTCATTTGTGTACTGGTACCATCTGTCCAGTCAATGGTTTCTGTTTGTCCAATGTCACGTGCCATTACCGAATCATATTCAAAGCAGGCAAACTTACCTTCCCAAAACTCAGCAATGCCTTTGCCACCTGCAATAAACTCATCAATGCCAGCCAGTGTACGGCTTTGTCGCACTTGTCCAATGATAGTCTCGGGGCTCATGTTTAGCGCACGAATCAAAGAAGGATACAGACTGTTAATGTCCATACTACCAATCCATTCGTGCATGCCCTGCTTGGGTACAGCCACATACGCACCAGCGGCCGCATTGTCCATTGAGTCCTCACTGCGTCTAGGTCGATCTGGCACTACCATACCTAATCTATGAGCTTCGTTGATAACTGCTTGGTCGGTCACAGCAACTGCACCTAAAGTGGCACGAAGTCCTACTGTGTTGGCATGCGCAATAAGGTTAGTAAGTTCAATGAACTTTAACTTGTCGTCTAGTTTCTTCAACAGCAGTACGTCTTGTCTGTTGTACGCAATGAACTTTTCAAAGTCATTGTTATATAATTGATCCAATGTGCCTTCATAGTGAATTTTGTTTTCACCAAGTTCGATCTCACCAATATAGTCCAAGCGATAACTGGCCAATTCGTGATAGTTATATTTGCGATACAGTTCCAGATAGTCTAGATGAACTCGTCCAACTGGATCGTATGTTTCTAAAGTCTTACCATACTTTTCAAATTCGCGACGCTTGGGGTATTGATCCCATAAGCAGATTCTGCGTGTTTGTTCCTTGCCTAACACTCGTGTGATACGATTGGTAGTGTAAGGAATATCAAAGCCTTCTGAATTCCAACCACTTAAGACATCAGCATCTTCAATCAGCTCGAGCCACATGTCCAGCATTTCTTTTTCATTGTTGCATAAAATTGTGTCATCAAATTTAGCACAGATCTCTTTGGCCACAGCTTCGCTCATACCTTCGGGCTTTAAGCAAAGTGTAATGTTACGATCCATCCACATCAGATAAGTGGTAATGGCAGTGATGTAATTGAAAGGATCTTCAGGCGGAGCAAAGCCTTTTACTTTGTCGTATGCAACTTCAATGTCGAAAAATGCAACATGAAGATTAGGACCGTCTTGGCCACCGTACACTTCTTCAAGACAACGATTGAGTGGCTTGTAATCGCTTTCGCACAGCTTCTTATTGCTGTGAATTCTACGCTCTTTGTCAAAGGCCGCAGCATTGCTCAGCATGACTCGACTTACTCGATCTCCGGCAATGTTTACAAACTTACCTTGCTTGTCAGGGTAGTAGAATACGTACTTTGCAGGATACTGTTTAAGTACTCTCTTACCATCTACACGTTCTACAACGTGGATGATTTCTTTTTTCTTGTCGTGCAACGCATCAATAAACATGTATTATGTATTTCTCTTTAATAGAAGTGTTTAGCCAGGGCATGAGACAGCTTTTCTGGATCTACTGTAATTTCCAATTCGTCAAGTGTGCGTTTAAAAACATGCTCAAGGTCTTCAAAATTATAGATGGCATTGTGTAACCCTAGGAAGCCGGCACATTGAGCCGCAGCATAGGCTTCCGGTCCCCAACCAAAAGTGTCATATAGGATTCCTCGATAACTTCGCTTTTCATCAAGTTCACCCTTACACAACTTTTCAATAATGGCGCAGAAAGCCCACAGTTGTTCTTCTGGTTCAAGACCAGAGTAGTATGAGTTGGCCATTTGCTGGTACTCATCCATGGCTTTAGCAAACTCACGGCCAGTCTCGTGAAGTTGATCCATTACTTCTTGTTTCTTTATTTCGTCCATATATCAGTATAACATTATTGTTTAAGTTTGTCAAGCATTTCAGCTTCGGCATGCTCGCGCCATTCCTTGAGCCAAGGTGAATGATCACATTCTCGCACGTGAGCCATAACTCGCTTACGACCAGCGCCTTCCATGGCTTCTCCGATGAAAAAGTGCATCACAACATGTCCATGATGCATGATTTCAACAATCATTGGATCGTGTTTGGCATTACGCCAACTAAATTCTTCGTACATCACTTGCCCCACCTTAAAGTAAACATCATGTAATCTTCCTGACTACTAAACTCAAATACGCCTTCGCCAACATACCACCACCCACCTTCATTGCCAAAGTTTTCTTCACACCAGTCAATGCAGGGTTTCCATCCTTGATACCGGTGCCCGTTAATGGGATTAAAACCGATTACAGGAGCACCAATACTGGCCACATGTCTATCAGTTATACTATTCATCTTTGCCCGGGACCAACGGCCGCCCAGCACAAAATTCACATTCAGGTTCGTCGCACGTATCTTCTAACCACCGATTGCAGGTTTCACAGTAGTAAGCATCATACCGCCCTGAGTATTCTTTTTTACAGTTATCTTTGCAGTCCATTATTGTCCCCAAGTAAGTTTTAATAATACAAACAGTTCATAATGTACATCAAATTTTAGTTGATGCGGTTCATGAAAGTTATAACGAGTAATTTCTTTAAGATGTTCGTACCATTGAGTTGATGGCTGTGCTCTGAGCCAAGTTGCCATCTTTTCTTCTACTTGTATAGTATACCACTTTTCGTTGGCTATGTCAACCGTCTGACCCAAAACAGTATAGCCAGGTCCAGAATTGGGGAATATAATATTCCATTGTTGTTGAACTGCAGTTTTTACAATCATATTGTCATTCCTATATGCCTGGTATTATTTTTATGTACATTGCAATCTAAACATCATTGCTTCCTCTGGATCGTTAAATGTTACTTCTAGTGCAGATCGATTGTTTTTAAATATCACTTCGTATGCAGCACTTGGACAATGCAAATTAAGCCATATTTTCAAGACGTCAAAGCCCGGGTATAGTGGATTTGATCCACGTGGCAAGTTATACGGAAAGCATTCATATATCCATAAGTTGCCATGCCTCCAACTTTTAAGTATATCCACCGACCAGTTATTTTCCATATCTTAATGTAAACAGCATTATAAACTCTTCAGCTTCTTGTTTTGTTTTAAACTTCCACATATCATAACTGATACGAGTACCTTGTGAATTTTTCAATGTCCATTCAAGTATTCTCTCAACAGCATCGGTATCAACAACAGTGCCAAACTCATTATGGCCATAGTATGGATCTTTAAGAGATACGGTATGCCCCCAACCTTTTCTCAATGAGTATTTTGGTACCAGCCAGCTCATGATATTGAACCACCAAATCTTAGCTTGGTCAGTAATAAATCTTCTTTGTTTTTGAAACTGATCAGTGTTACGGTATCATTTGCACTACCGCTGACATCGCTTACATTAGTGGTTTGCATGATCCATAAATCTCGATCGCCGTGGTACATGTCATAGTAGCTAAACTCAGCTTTTGTAGTCATAACCAGTGGAGAAACAGTTTCACTTAGCCAGCTGTATACATCTTCTTCTTCTACATCGCTAATATATAGATTATAATTTAGCCACCGATCAGTCATAGTATGAATTGAGTATATCCAAAGGAATCATAGGGTACATTAAAGTCAATTGTTCTCGAGTCAGCCAACTAAACCTGGAACTGTTGACTTCTTTGGTGGTCTTGGGTATCATTAAATTTTCTTCTCCAAAATGTTTTGAACGGGTGGGATCAATAACTACAGTATCATTCAATTTAACAATGCCCGTGCGTACCACCCTGGTATAAACCCCCAATGGGGTATATCGATCAGTAAACACTTTACCTTCAGGCACTAGCAGTTCTCTTATCATTTTTTCCCATTGGTTGCGCGACTGGTCAGGTGTAAAATGCAGATTTAAAATAAATCTACCACAGTAGGTCCTAGGCGCAATTACTTCCAATTCAACATGTTCCCCAATGCAAATAATGGTACCTTGATGCAGCACACTTAGATCTACCCCTTCTAATAACACTTGCTCACTTACATCACCGGGTGCAATTGTAACTCCATGTTCTTTCAGCAGCGCAGTTAAATTCAAGTCTCGAACATACACTTGTGTATTTTTAAATAGTCTATACCCTTTGGCCCACATTGCATCAGCATATTCTTGTGTAATATGGAATCTTTTTATTATAGCTGGATCAGACTCTGTAAACAATGAATGATAATTACCAACCACACCGGTATGATCGATTACTAAACTGTCTGCGGGAGAATTTTTTACTGTGTGTCCTTCTCGCCGAGCCTTAGAACCTAGGTAAACAACTTTTCCAGTTTGTACAAGATTGATTTTAGACTGTGTCATTGATATATTTACACATCAAAGTTCAGCATAAAATATGCTGCTTCATCTTTATCTTTGATAGTCACGGTGATCATTGGATCGCCTGAGTTGAATCTTGGGGTACAATCAGCATCAGGACAATGTTCTGCCATCCATTCAATAAACTCATGATGGTCATCACAGTAGACCCAGCAATGCCAACCTACAATTTCTTCTCGAAACTCGCGGCCAGGCTGACTCTTATCTTTTAACAGCACATAAGGAATATCATGCCAACCATCTTCATAACGCCAGTGATGTATTGTGGTTTTCATAAGCCGGTGCTGAGTGTGAACAATGCTGCATCTTCTTTTGTCCTAAACAAAATGCGATAGCGATTGGTGTCGTCTATCCAACACCAATTTGAGTTTTGACAAATTTCACCGCCAATGTGTACCAAGCGATCATGCATTTCCCAATCACGCAGGGCTTTGCTGGCACCCCAAGTTGTCCAACACCAGGCTCTTAGTTCAAAAAAGTTATTTGGTCCGCTAAATGCACAGTCTAATCTATACGCAAAGTTGTCATACCCAGCGTAACGCTTGTCATTGCGCTTGACCTTGGGAGAAGAATTTTGCTGTATATGATGACGAGCCGACATACGAGCAGTGGCCATTTCATTGCACCAACATTCTAATTAGACCAACGGTGTCAATGGTAGTTAACAATAGATAGTTAGCCAGCATACCAAAAGATTTCCTAGTCCAGCTAGCCCAAGCATACATGGCACAACCAGAAATCCAAACAGGATAAAGAGCAAGAAGCGGTGGATTGGGGACTGTGACCGCCATAGTAATACTGCAACCAACACTAATAGCCCAAGCAAGCAGCTCAACAACAAAGCGAACTCTGTTAGATTTAAAGTCATCGCGTATCCACTCTAGTGTTGGTCTAAAAAATGTATCTAACATTACACTTTGTTTTTAGTAACAATTAGAATTTCTTCAACAGCTTCTAGATCTGTTTGATCCTTATCAAAGTCGCCTTTGAATGCTTTGGTAATGGCTTTGTTTAGTACCGCTGGTTTGATTTCCATTTCTTCTGCAATGGCCGCAACAGTTTCTTTTAGACCCACATTGAGATCATCGATCTCACGTTTAACTTGGACCCCTTCTTGGATCACTTTGGTCAGTTTTGCAATTTGTTCTGGTGAAAAGCTCATATATATATCTCCGGTTAGTAAAAGGCTTACCTAGTAAGTATACATGAACCAAAGAACAATGTCAAGCGTTTTTTCGTTCGATATCTTCTTCTACACAACGACTGCCGTATTGGATTTCAATAATCTTACAAGGACCAGAGTATGGATTAGAGAGTCTGTGCCACTCGCCTGCCAATATATCAATTCGTTCGTGTGTGGTTAATGTACGGGCAGGCATTGCATAACCAGAACTCATT